GTTTGACCTCTACGGCCGCATTTACTTCTGACATAATATAATATTATAAAATTAAAAATTACTTAGGACCAAAGGCTTCTAAGCCAAAGTCACCTAAACTATCGTTGGTAGATTCAAAATCAATAGGTGTCCCATCGTTTTGTCTCTGCTGTATCATTTGTGATTGCTGTGTTCCTATTATTCTAGCGCGCTTATCTTTTCTATCTTCAATATCGCCTTCTTTGTTCTTTTCACCGTTGAATCTTTCTTTAGCTAATTGAACATTATAATTAAACTCCTCAGCCATAAGCTCTCTCTTTATTCCTGCTTCAGCTTGCATTCGCTGTATTTCAAACTGAGACTTAGCTTGCTCTAACTGCATTTTTTGATCAGTTAATATTTGCTGCTTTTGTGTCTCTGCCATAGCGGTTTGTTCTGCTAATTGACCATTAGCTTGTGCTTGGGCTTGCATGTTTGCTTGAGCTGCTTTCTGGTCTCTCTCTTGTTTTAGTCTACGTTTTTGTTTTAGCATTTGATTTGCTAACTTTAAATTACGTATCTGTCTAAGATCTATAGCGTCTTCTAAATCAATACCTCCAGACTGTAGTGCTACTTGTATGTTTTGCTCTAACTGTGCTTTTTCCTCTTCATCAGGTTCTAAGTCTAAGAATATACCAAAGTCATGCAGGTTAAGATTAGCTACTTCTTGTAGTGTCCTAACATTAAAAGTAGATATAGAGTTTTTTAATGCGTTAGCTGTTAAAGGAAAACGCACAACATCAGCTAATTTTTTAGATATATTCTCGCATAATCTTAACGTTAAATACAAACTAGCATTATTAATATGTTTAGTAGCTATGTTAGATTGTTGAGCAGCTATTTTCTGCAACCCAACTAATGTGTCTCTATCAGGTAAGCTACCATCTCTAGCTTCATTAAGACCTGTTACGTCTCTAATCATTTGAACGTAATAGTTATATGTGCTTATCAAGGCGCCTATTTTTCCTTGCCCTGAAGAAGATGATAATTCTTGAATTGGCACTTTACCAGCGTTCATAGCTCCGTCTTGCGTAAGCGATCTACCAACAACAGATCCTGTTTGGAAATACATGTTTAATGCTTCCGCTGGATTATAATTAGTACCGTTACCAAGATCAACCTCTGCTAAACCGTCCATATCTAAAAATACACCATCTGGTACCATTCTAGATATTACTTGCTGTAGCTTAAGATGAGTTAGCTGAATCATGTCAGCAAAACCTATAGTCTTACTAACTATAGACTCTATCCTACCCTTGTAAATTCTAGGTGCACATATAGTGTAGTTCATTTCTACCTTAGTAGTATCAGCCATTGGCCTAGTCATATTCTCCGCCATCTTCCAGTCTAGCATCATATTAGATCCTAGGACTTTAACACCTTGAAATAAAACCTCTATACTCCTTGAAACTCTATTAAAGTTATCGCTTTTAGGCGGATCAAAAGTATCTGGTTTTTCTAGTATTTTTTCTAAACCCTGATCCGTGTGTTTGAGTTTGAAAACTTGATCCATATAAGTCTTATACTCAAAGTATAGTACTTGAACAGTATTCTCATCATAAGCACCCCAACCGTATATGTAGTTTTGGTTGCTATATGATTTTTGTATTTTAGTTAATTCCTCGTCTGATATATGAGGAAATTGTTGTTTTATTTCTGCTATAGTAACAGCCTTTACTTCACCTACATAATATATATCTTCAAAGTTTGGATCTTCCGTATATGAGTGTATCATATAAGCTGGATCTACATAATCTAAAGTAATACCTTCAGCAGTATTGAAGTTTGTTTTAGCGGCAGCAATACCTAATGTAACAAGATCATAATTAAGTCTACGCTTGAGTAAGTCGTATTTATTTTTATCAAGTGTTTGAGTTATAGCTTCTTCCTCTGCTATTTCTATAGCTTGCTTGTATGATAGCTGCAAATGCAACTCCATCTCCTCCATTGTTTTAGGAAGATCTATAGCTGGTATATTTGTACTAGATATATCTTGACCTGTTGTTTGCTTTACCTCCTGTATAATGTCTTGACCAAACATATCCATAGCTAGTTTGCTAGCGTAGTCGGTTCTTTTCTTAACAGACATAGGATCATTAGCATAGGCTTTAATGTCGTAGTCTTTGTTAGATATACCATTGGTTAGTATATCTACAAACTTAGATAATATAGGAACTGGTTTCCAGTCTAAATTAAGATAAGATAAATCACCATTAATAGATAACTCGTCTTTGTATTTTTGTGTTGGCTGCTCTCCTCTAGCATATAATCTTCTAGTATGATAGTTGTCAAAAGAAGTTAAATACCTGTTTCCGTTAGTTCTACCTTGTGAAAACCATTCAGACTGTATGGCATCAGCAACTTGCTCTCCATATTTCAGACTTAATTTTTCCTCCAAAGGTACTACCTGATTGGGAAAAGCGCTGTTAGTATTATAATTTATATTCATTTACTTTATAATTTTAGAGGTAGCCCCAGTGTTGTCGTATCTTTTTATACCTAAATTATAAGATATAATTTCTCTTTTTTGTATAGGTCTATATCTATTTTTGTTGCAAGCCATTAATGCTAATCCAGAACTAATAGAAGCATCATGCTTCGTCCTGTTATTTATATTAAATCTACTCCAGTCGTTTAATGTTCTTTGAAAGTACATATCACCGTAGCCTTTATCCTGTAAACCTATAAAGCTTTCTATGTAGGTTTCTATAGCAGCAGCATGAGCTTGCTTAATATCCTCGCTTGAGTTTGGTATACCACCAATGTCTCTTTCAGTCACAGACAATTTATTATATACTTTGTCTGGTCTGTTCATTGAGAAACCCCTATATCCTCTACGCTTAAAATGGTAGAGCAACCTAGGTTTATTGTTCTCACAAAGTATAGGCATGCCGTAAAAAACACAAGCCATTAAGACATCTTCAAAAAACATCTCAGCTGTTTGAGGTCTAGCTATGTATTCTAAAAAGAAATGATTAGGTGGAACATCCAACATACTAAAACTAGTTAGACCGTGTAAAGCTCCGTTAGAACCCCTACTGTCTACAGTTCCTGATATATCATAACTATCGCAACCAAATGCACCTAAACCATCATTGCCTGGATATTTAACACCGTTCTTTACTATCACACGATTTTGTAGATTTTCAGGTGGAACCCAAGTAACTAAAAACCTTCCTGTATTGTTTGGAACAAATATTACGCTCGTATCTTTTATACCATCTCTCCATTGAAAGCTACCTTTGGTAACTAAAGAGCTATGTCTTAGATCACCATTAAAATCTATTTGCTCGTATATTTTTGTTAGATTAAATAAAGATTGTTTTGCTTCATCTCTAAATGCATGATCCTCTGTTCTTGGAAATTGTCTGTAAAATTCATTCAACGCGTCTTGATCACCCTTCAAACCATCAACTTCATTTTGCCAATAATCTATAACACCTAGATCTATTATATCTCCAGTTGGCCCAATGGTTTCAGTCTCTGGTGTTTCGAATACAGGTACTCCATAAGAATCAATGTATCCTTCGTAGTTCCATTCCATAGGAATGAACAGACTATATAATCCCGAGCGAGTTTGGCCATTGCGATTTCGCTTTGTAACATCTGAGTCATAATAAAGTTTTTTAAAGTTTTCCCCACCCTTGTCTAAGGCATTCGAGGTTGACCCCATCATACACTTACCTATAACTCTACTACCTAATCTTAATGTTGTTTTTGTGACCCTCCAGTTGTTGAGGATGTTGTTCGGCCTTTCCCATTTACCTGATTCATCGTGGACGAGGAGTTTAAGTTTCTCTCCATCATAGGAGTTGTCACCTGTGTTCTTCCAGTCGATTGTGGTATCAAGACCTGTGATCTCCTTGACCGTTTCGTTTGTGTCAAGTTTCTTACGTGTAAATTTTGATGCTGGGACTCTATATGCGAGCTCTGTCTTTGGCCTGTCCATACCATCTTGGATCGGTTTAAAAAAGAACGGGTAATTAACGGAAATTGGTACAACCTTATCTGTGAACATTGCTTTAGCATCGGGACCAGATTTGGACAGTATGCCGTACCGTGAATCCGAGGATATTGTCGCAAGGTTAACTGTCTCAGCTGAGGACATAAAAGAGAATCCTGACCTACGGTTTTTAAGATAGCACATTCCATATGAACGGGAATCTGCCTTACATGCCTCCCAGAATATAAAAAATAATCTGTTTGCTTCTCTAAAGTCTGGCTTCCCAACGTCAATCTTGGACCACTGCAGGTACATAAAGTGAGTACCAGTAATGTAAGTATCCAGGCCTTTATTATTGAACCAAAAACCTTGTTCCCTTCTAGTAAACTCTTTATCAATGTAATCATACCATTCTTCTTTAAATTCAATAGGGTATTCTTCCCAGTCAAATATAGTTTTTATTTTCTTTAGCTCATCTGGTATTGGAGTTCTTTCCCAGGAATTAGATTTAAACTTAGCAACATCACTAGGTTTAGGTAGTGCTATCTTTAAATTCTGTATATCGTATATTTCTCCTATCTCTCCCGTCTTACTTATGACAACAATATCGTGCTCTTTATTATAGCCATATTCCCATTTTTTATACCTATTATTTTTTTTAATAATATGCGGCTTTATATGGTCATCTACGACTTTGTATAATTCTTGTTTATACATTACCTAGATCTTCCTTCTGCAAAACCTTTGAAGTTCTTTTCTTTAACTTCTCTTGGCTTGTTGTTTAATAAATCCTCTTCTTCTTGAATACGTTGCAATATTTCAAAAGCATCGAATATAGCTAGCTTTTTAGTAGCTGCCGCATTTTTTAATCTATCAGCTGTTATATCGTCTCCTGAATCAACGATAGCTTCTTTAGCTACCTTTATTAATTCTTCAACTGCTACCTGCCCAGCTTGGATTATACTCTTCTTCGTCTTCTTTATATCCATGTTCTAATAAAATATCATTTGATTTCATACAATACAAACGTTCTCCGTCTATATTAAACTCCCATTCAGACCCAGCTTTAAACGTCACTATGTGTCCTGGAGTTATTCCTAGCTCTTCTAAGGAGCTATTACCTATTTTCAGTATACCAATATTATTTACCTCTATATTGTTTGTTAGAAGCTCTGTATCTTTAATTGGCATTATGAAACAACGATCGTTGATCGATTTCCATATATGTGATCTCTTATACAAATAAACTTGATCAACACCGGCAAAGTATAAATCGTCTTTAAAATAAGATCTACTATTTGTTTGCTTACCTTGCATGTTATAAAATCTTCTAAATACATTTTGATGTATCACAACTATATCACCCTGTTTAACAGGCGTTGCGATAGCGAGAGGAGTAGATACTACTTCAGCAAATCTGTTTACAAATTTCCAGGCTTCTATCTTAGTATTTAAAACTAATTCTCCACCTTCAACTTTTTTTGTGTTTGCGTATCTTTCACCTATCGGCTTAACGATAAAATCGTAAACACTTCTCATTAGTATTTTAATTCATACTCGATTGATATAGCCATATTAGAGTTAAACTTTTTCCATGGCAATATCTCTTCGTTCTTTGTAATAAATATGTTGTATGATGAATCTTTATCTTCTAGCAAGATATGAGAAATAATATGTCCCCCATAAACCTCTTGCCCTACAGAATAATGCATAGCATCATTTTTATAATCAGCACCTACGCTAATCTTTCTTATGATGTTATCCATTTTATTCTTCTTTTTCTATTTTAGTATATGTACCGTCTTCTAAATTTATATTGATAGGTCCGTACTTTCCTTCTAGGTCATTTTTCATTTCCTCCATACCCTTGTTGATAGTGGTTATGTTATGGAGTAAACTGTGTTTCTGTGTTTCTAATATACCTATATTTGTTAGAATTTCATTTAACTTTTTTTGTTGTTCAACTACTTTCTCTAACTCTTTTTTTTCTATTTTATTCATTTTATTTAATTTAATTTAATTACTACTTTGAATTTTTTTAGCTTTCTCCCAGCTACGACCCACAAAGTAAGCACCGTATACTGTTACTAAAAGGGTTTGAAATATTGGTATATATTCTTCGGCTATTTTAAACTGCCCTACGTTACCATCAAAAAACGCGCATAAGGTAAATATAACTGTTAAGTATATAAGAACCATAGGGCGTATATTTTTAGAGAGCACACTGTCTGATGCCATATCTGACTTCCACCTTTCGGTTACTTGCGATTGGGCCTCACTGTCTGCTTTCTCTAAGATCTCAACCATCAGCCTTTTGGCCTCAAGTTTTTCTTCCTTGGTAGTTGTAAGCTTATCGATGACGTTACCAACTTCGCTGATAACGCCACCTGTAAGCCATTGAATTATCTTGTCCAATGTTATTTATTTAATTTAATTTCTAATACTTCTTTGCCATTTGGAAAAATGTAATCATATCCTGGATACATAATAGTAGCGTAACCTCTGTCGTCAATACCTAAAACTTTATGCTCAACACCTTTCATGGTAATTTTATTACCAGCTATTAAGTTAGATTTTTTATTTACGTCAGGACTATTTTTTAAATATCCTTTTTTTGAGTACATTAGTTTATTTCTTTTGTCTCGTAAGACTTAAGGCCTGTTGGGTTTTTGAACGTAGAGTTTTTTACACTACCTACACCCCTATTAAAAGCAGCTGCTATAGTGTTTTGAGCTGCTGCCATTCTTTCTTTATTAACATCAATACCTACTTTTGTTTTAAAGGCGTCAATCATGCGATTACGTTGAGTTGCTTCTCTTTGTGCTTCTTGCTCATATCGCCTTTTAGCAAAGTCAAATGATCCTTGTACATATGGGGTCTCAACCTCTCCTCTATCTCTACCGTAGGTTCCGGTAAATTCCTCGCGGCTTCTAGCAGATCTACGGTTTCTAGGAAAAGCATCCGCTGTGTAATAACCATCTGCTCCTCTAGTTACATTTCTCTCGTCTGAAGAAGCCGGGTTGATCATTGCATCTCCACCTTTCATCAATCTTGCTCCATAGCTATACGTCATACCATCAATAGGATTTACGCTAGGATTACTAAAACCAGGTCGTGTACCATCTTTTACATCAGCCTGCATACTATTGATATCATGCTGCTTGAGTATAGCCTGATCGGTCTTTGCCTCATCTTTATATATTCGCAATCGTTCGTTCATGGCATCAAACTTGTTTTTTCTTTTAGCGCGAAATTCTCTTTTAGACTGATCTTGCTGACCTGTTTCAACAATTTCTTGATTAGCGCCTTGGGCAGGTCCTTCTGCCATGTATTTAGAAGCTCCTCCATTAGACATTACGTCCATAACTTTTTTAGCACCTGCATCATACCCATTCATTCGTCCAGGTCCAAACTTTTGAGAGTAACCCATTCTTCCAGGCCCATCTACCGAATCCTTCATCTGATTGGCCAGGTCCTTCTGCTCTTCTTGCAAAGCGTTTCGTTGTTTTACTTTTTTTCTCATTTTATTGAGTTTTCTTGTTTCTTTTGCGCTGCCGCTTGGTGCGGCCCCCATTTGCTCCGCAGCTTTTGATGCTGATGCAGTTTTACGCTTTATTTTGCGCTCTACCTTAGTTTGAGCTGGTCCAGCGGCTTTTGTTTGGTTTGCAGCCATTTCTTTTCCTGCAGCAGCTGGATCAGACGCGGTAACACTACCACCATCTTGATTTGTTTTCATCTTCTTTTTCATTACTATATTTATTTGTTAGTTTGTATTCTCTTTAACATATACACTTTTCCAGGAAATGTAGAGTACGTGCTTGATATTGTATTACTGTCTAGCCACTCGTATCGTACTTCAGCTGTATATCCGTTTTCTTTGTTATGTATGCTAGTAGTTAATTTTTTGTTTTTATATTTTAAAATCTTCTCGTCTAATACTTTTAATTTAGTAAAGCACGTATTCCTAACACCTACAACCGCCCATTCACTGGCTAGTATAGTTGTTACATAACTTGTTGCTTCAGACTTCCAAATTCCGTTAAACTCCTCTTGAGCTTTAAGGCTCAATGAAGATAGTGTAATAAATAATGCAATAATTAAGTTTTTCATATAATTGGATTTAATTGTTATTCTTTATTATATGATTACACGAAATATTAATAAGCTACTTTTTTTCCGCAGCATACGCTGGCTTTTCCCAAGGACCTTTACCTGCTTGCATAACAGAGTAGTCATATTCTTTTCCTTTAAACATAACTTTACCAGCACCAACATTGTAATCTAGTTCACCATTTTTAAATTGATCAACGTGTACTTGTTCGTGTGCTATAGTATTGTCTAGTTCTTTTTTACTAGAATTTTTAACAGCATCTTCGTTTAAAATAATAACTCCATTTTTAGGTGTTCTTGCAAATACAGGATCATCACCCATATCTCTTTCAAACACAGATGTACTCATTTTATTGAGATCAAAAAAAGGTTTTATGTTAAATGCCATTCTTGTTTCTATAAGGAAATTTGTTATTAAACCACTCTTGTCTGTTATTACAACCACAATTGATATTAAGCCCGTCGGAGACAATGTCAACAACGTGCTTAATACCTGTTTTTTGTGTAAAATTAGCTATGCTATCACCTAGCCCTTTGGGTTTCATTTATGAGAATTCTACGTTTCTAATGTACATCTGATCCCCATTGTCGTCTTTCCCTAAGAAAACTTTAGCTTTTACTCCTCCTGGGTTAGCTGTTAAAGCATAATTAAATGCTTTAGTTCCTAGACCCATCGTCATTACTGGAGTTGTAATTGCTCCAGTAGGTGCAATACCTAAAGTTAATACTACTTTGTCACCTGGAGTTCCTCCATTGGTTAGTATCTCAACAGTGTTGTCTGCTGTTTGCAACACCCCGATGATGTTGTCTTTGTTCACTAATACTTCTCCGTTTTCCCAGTCACTGACTGCTCCAACTACTTCGAATGCAATAAAGCTTGCTGCCATAATTTTTGTTTTTATTTATTAATTGATATTTGTCTTTGATTTATTACAGTTTTCTCTGTTTTGTTAAAATTTAAACGTAGCATTAGCGCTTACGTTAGTGTTGCCATTTTCTCGGTTAAACTGAGCTCCATAGTCTGTTTGCCCACTTTTAGAATTACCTTTTAAACCAAAACCGTAATTGCCTTGAGAATTAGCGTTAGCTGATACATTAAACCTAGGTATCGGGCTATAGTTAACATTAGCCGCATAATTTACTCTTGGATCTGGATTCTGTTCACTTGGTTTTTCTCTACTAGCATTAACCCCAAGGCCCAGGCTTTGATCTTTGCTTTGAGCAGGGCCAGCAGCTCCGTGATGCTTGTCATCGTATTTAAGATCACCTGCTAGTTTTGATATATGCTTCTCATCAGCCGTCATATCTATATCGCTATGACCATGCTTGTTGTCGTAGTCTATATCTTCTTTTAGATATTGCATATGCGCTTGATCATCTCTTCTTGTAGCCGCAAAGTTATGATTTGTTACTCTACTGTGTCTAGAGTTTCCGCTGTATTTTCCGTAATGTCCGTCTTCGTGTATTGCCATTTTTATTGTTTTGGTTTGAAATCTATTGGCCTATCTCCTATTGGTGGAAATTCTATTGACTTAATGCCATAGTATTCAATTAGATTTTCTGTTACTTGCTCGTTGTTTTCATCTTTTGATGGGTACAATATAAATTCTGAAACATTCATTACTGTAGTTTCGCCAAATAGAAAATTAAATGGGGCGCGTAAACCATCTGTAATATCATATAAATTTAATTGTGATGTAGGTGTTTCAAAAGTAAATGTGTTATCCTCTTCATTTTTTAATATTGTTTTTGCGTTTTGTGTAATTGCAGTATAAACTTTTGATATTAATTTGCTTTTTGGAAACCAACCTAATAACACCGTAGGTATTCTTTGTATGTCTTGAAAAATATTATGTGTTTGCCCCTCTTGTAATTCCTCTTGCTCGTCACTATATGATGATACATTGTATGTTCTTATTGTGTCTAATATTGGTTTTTCTCTAAGTTGATTATTTAAAGATGTGTTATTTTCAAAATGAATAGTTGGCTTTAAGTTTTCAGTAAACACCTTGCCGTCTTTTATTAAGTAGGGAGCGGCTAGAAAAAAAGCGGTTAATGTTTCATCATCTCCAGCTTGGTCGTACCATTTAGTAACTCTTAAAGTTTCATATTTTCCAGTTATTGGTAAAGCATTTACTTGTTCTTCTGTAAGGTCAAAAAATAATTCTCCATCGGTTGATACTTGTACAACAGCTTGCTCTGGGTTGCTCGTAAGGTTTCTAAGTGAATAACCACTTATAGGCTCACCAAACTTTTCAATAAATGAGGGGTTTCTTGGGGGCGGTGATAATTGTCCGCCTCCAGGTCCTACACCTATGCCTACACCTATTCCTAATCCCATATTATTTTATAGCTATTATATCGCTAGCCGTTGTACTAGTCGACATAATGTAGTCTACAATTACAGGTAAAAAACTACCTGATTGAACATTTTTAAAAATTATAGAATCTGATATTGTTGGTGGCGATCCGTCAGGTCGCGTTTCTCCTGTTAGTACAACTCTTATATCTCCTCCTGTACCAATATATAACGCAGACGCGTTATAAGAAAAATCTGGACGGATAGTATCTGACGTTTGTACATCTACCGCTTTCGTAGCGAAGTCTGGTTGATTTGCGTATTGTCCCATATTTTATTTATTAGTATTCTCTACCTTGAGCGCAAAGAACAGCGTTAAGTGGTTTGTATGGTACACCGGCGTGATTAAGTTTCATACCTGTTATACCTCTAGAGTTTCCTTTACCTTTTGGGAATTGGTCCATGTTTAATGGTCCGTCCCATACGTGGCTTTCTCCAACTTGACCTGTTAATTCAGGTGTACCAATAATTGATTTACTTTTGTGATCCATATTATATCTTTTTATTTATTCTCATTTTTGCAGCTCCAACTGCACTGTTTCTTGCAAATTCACTTCCAAATATATCCATTGACGCTCCTGCTGGACCTGGCATTTCTTCAGACAAAGATCCTGCGGGTAGTGGTGCTTCAGGCATTACGCCAGAAGTAACAGTAGCCATATCTTGTTTTACCGCACCTCCAGTACCTTGTGCAACTACATCGCCGCTACCGCCGCCGCCTTCTAAAGCTTCTAGTCTAGATTCAATGCTGGTAAATCTACCATCGTCTCCTCCTACTGCAGCAGAGGCATTGCCTACCGCGCCTCCTTTTCTAGCCAACTGTCTTGCTCTAGCTTGTTCCATTAGTTTCTGGGTCATACCCATTAACCCTCCTCGATTTCGTCCACCAAACATGTTACCCCATCCTGGGATATTACTAGATCCTGCAGTATTGCTAGATCCCGCAGCAGATCTACCTGCCGCTACCGCCGCTGATGTTACACTCATAGTTATCTATTTTTATCTCTATTAACATTATACACAGACGTTTGTAATACTTTGTCCATGTATGTTTTACCTTGCATTATAGAGTTTCTTCTCTCACTAGTTGGAATATCTTCGTCACCAATCATTATTCTGTAAATTCTTCTTATAAGTTGTTTACCTTTAAAAGAAACTTTATATATGTTATATTTTTGGGTTGTTCTATTTCTTTTTCTCCAGACAGTTACCCAGTCTTCTTGAATAAGTTTATTCCATCTTCTGTTGTTCCAGCTAAAAGAATAACTCCCCATTTTAAAATCATCGATTGTAAACATATCTATACAATCTAAGTATATAAGTAACTCTATTTCAGCATCAGTTAAGCCGTTGTTTCTGCAGGCCCATTTACGTATAGTACGGTAATGTTTTAGCAGATTGAGATCTTTTAAATCTCCTGCTTCTAGCCTTTTCATATTACAACGACAATATCCTGAACTTTTATTACTTGTAATTTTTCACCATCATGCTCTATATTGTGACCAGCATGTTTGTCATAAAATATATGATCATTCTTTTTTAGAAATGATTGATCTCCTGGATCTATTACTTCTGCTTGAACGTATCTAATATCATCTCTATCGTTTTCAGATAACAACAAACCTCCTTCGGTTTTAGTTGTTTTCTTTTCTAGCTTATTAACTAGTAAATAACTACCTACTGCTTTCATCAATTCTAATATTATTAATTACACAATCAGTTGATAGTATTGTTGTTGCTACTGAAGCCGCGTTTTTTAAAGCGCTCTTTGTAACGAGCAGAGGATCTATAATACCAGCTTTAATCATATTTACCATATTACCTGTAACCACATTTATTCCTTCGCCTGCCTTCTTAGGTTCATCAACCTCAAGACCGGCGTTTTTCAAAATTGTTTTGTATGGTGCTTTTATTGCTTTTCTTAATATACTTTCTCCAGGTATTTTTTTGTCTAAAACCTTAGAAGCATTCAACAAAGCAATACCACCACCTGGTACTATACCTTCTTTTATCGCGGCTCTTGTAGCACATATAGCGTCTTCTACTCTATCTTGTTTTTCTTTCAACTCTATAGCTGAATTAGCTCCTACCTTAACTACCGCTACTTTAGCGCTTAGTCTTGCTAGTCTTTGCTCTAAACCTACTCTAACATGTTCTTTGTTAGTCTCTAGTAATTTAGATCGTATCTGGTTTATTATAGCCTCAACTTCTTCTGAATCCTTTTCAACTCTAATTATTGACTTGTCTTTTTCTGTAACAACTTTAATACATTGTCCTAGATAGTTTACCTCTATAGAACTTAGATCATCACCTAAGTCTTCGTTAACAACGGTAGCTCCTGTTAGTAATGCTAAGTCGTCTAGTATTTCTTTACGTCTTAATCCGTATGCAGGTGGATCTAACACGTTTATCTTTATATTACCTTTCATTTTATTCATAAGTAGCGCAGACATAACATTTGCTTCTACTTCACCTATGATTAATAAAGGTTCTTTTGTTTTTATAACATGCTCTAATACTGG